AGCAACCATCCAACCTTTATATGGTCTCCAAGCTCTCCTGGAAGATGCTTTTCGTAGAGATAGGCCACTGACCATAACTCTCGATCTCCATCTTCTAGGTTGCAAACTTTATTGCCATATTCATCGAAGTAGAATTCGTCGTCAAACTCATAACCAAGATTATGAGGTGATGTGCGAATATAATCAGTAAATTCTGATTCTTCTTCGAGAGTATGCCATTTACCTCCTTTAGATCGGGCAGCTTCCCAACAAGAACCACCTGTCAATGACAGATGAGTCTCTTTTGGGAGTTTCTTTCCGATTTTAAGGAGCCTTTTCTTGATTCTTTTGGAGACAAGGTCTCCTACGGCGTAAGCTCCCCAAAGTTGTTTTTCAGTGAAATCGACTTTCTGGGTTATGCCTTGAAAGAATTCAAGAGTTTTCTCTTTCATTTTCTCGATACCAGGAGGAGGTAACATTCTAGATTGGCACAAGTGCGCAATCCACCAAAGTTCCTCCTTACTAGGGTCTTGAGTGAACCAACGGTTGAATGAATCCGAACACTTGTATATGATCTCTAGTAGATCTGTTTCCCTTGATGGCCATGCCAACTTGGGACAACCCTCTACTTTAGAATCAAAATACGTGTTCTGTATCTGGTTAGTCATTGACTTCCAAAGTCCAGTGAATTCATCACAACCAAATTCAATACAAAAACTAATGACAAAGGCCTTAAGGTTAATAACCTCTTCGACCTTTTCGGTTCCACGAGCTGCCATCATCACTGATGATACAATCGTCTGAGCCGTCAAACTGACCTTTGAGGAGTTTGAAGAACATAATTCTTCAATTCTCTTATAAACGCCAGTGTTCTTGGTTTTTACATTAAAGTGCTTTAGAATATACTGTCTAACCTCCTTGGGGTATTCACAGTATAGACTTTTTAGAGTCGCTGTGCCATTGGCATGCATCTTAAGCCTTTTCTTATTGATAGCCTTAGACTTGTCGTTCCTGATTTCAGCAATGCTGATATCAGTCATAGACATTGGCAAAATCTTATTAAGATTTTGTGCTAAGTTCTTAGGGGCGGCGTCCCTCACCAACGGTTCATAACCTGGTGCTAATCGCTTCTCCTTATCAAAGACTGCAGAGAACTGCAGTGTCAACAATAGAG